GCTACCGTGCCGTTTGCCGACCAGTGGGGGAGTCAGACGAACAAGTTTACTGATGTTGTTGACACAAACTGGGGAATTGAGGTCATTGACGCAGCGGGCTTTAATGCCGCTTACGATTGGACGAGTTACTTGACTTCGACGATTGCCGTGAATACCAGCAATGTGCTGACATTCACGACTAATGCCGACGGCAAAGGTATTTGGGGCGACTTTGGTTTAACCGCTGGGAAACGGTATCGCTTCACGATGGCAACCGGCGCGATTAGTGGTGCGACTTACCAAGTACAGACTCGCATTGGAAGTGATTACACCTCGATTGGAACGCTCGTCGCTTCAACAACTAACACTTTTGAGTTTACTGCGGCAGCAGGTGCATACGCGAACTATTTGTATCTCTACCAAGAGGGCGCGGGAACTGGCAGCATAGTGTTGACAGCGGCGATCGTTACAAACGAACTAGTCGCCGCCGGCTGCGTGGCTGACTACGACCTAGCTTTCGCAAATCAAAAACAGTCGTTGGTCGTTGAGGACAGAAGTGGCTCAAAGACAGATGCCCCAGCGGGAGTAAACGCCACGGGGATGATGTCTGCTTCTGGCGTCACGCAAGTCACGCCGATTGAGCAGTTGAACAGCAAGTCGGCTCGTATTGGAACGAGTGCGGCGACACCGGCTGATGGGGAGTTGTTGGTGAGTGGGAACGCTGGGGTTGGCGGCACAGCCGTAACTAAATCTGGCACTTTTGGTGATGCAACGACTCTCGGCATTGTCGGAACGGACGGCAGCGGCAATGGCCCGACAATCCAAATGGCGGTTGATACAAGTGCCGATGCACGTCCACAGTCGTTGGTGTTCTTCAACCGCAACAACGCTGACTCATCCGGTGCGACCGTTAAGTCTATTGCTGGCATTCGCTCGTTTACCGCAAACGCCGGTGGCGGGACTGATGGCGGCGGCAATCTTAAATTTTACACGAAACCGGAGGCGGGTAATTTTACAGAACGCCTCACCATCGACAGCGCGGGCCTCGTACAAGTCGGCGCAAACACGGCGACTGATGCTAATGATGCGAAGGTGAAAATTGCCACCGCCACATCTACAAAGAAAGCGGTTTTGGAATTACGCAATACGGGAGGTGGAAGCCAAATCCAGATGCCAGCGGGGGTGAATCAGATGGACTTCTTAACCGCAGATGCGGTTCGCCTCTCTATTAATGGAGTCTCGGGTAGTAGTGACTTGGGCCTCGCGACATTCTCGGCGGGGATTGCGGTAACAACCGGCGGCATCAAGTTTCCCCAGCCGCAATCTGCCAGCGCAGACGCAAACACTCTCGACGATTATGAGGAAGGCGTTTGGGCACCACTTCTGACAGATGGAACCAACAACGCAACAATGAACGCCACTTACAACTTTGGAAAGTACACAAGAATTGGTGATGTTGTAACTTTGACAGCTTACGTTGTTACCTCTTCGCTCGGTTCAGTTAGTGGAAACGTTCGCATTACGGGTATACCGTTTGCCGCTGCCTCTGGATTTGGATTTACCAATGGCGGTAGTGTCGGTTCTGGAGGAGGGTTAGCAATTACGGCAGGGCAAGCCCTCACTGTCGGAGTAGGGCAAGGCAGTTCGCTTTTATATCTGCGAGTTTGGGATGCCACTACTGGTTCAACAGAAATGCAAGAAAGCGAATGGACAGCCGATGGTAACATCCAGCTCACAATCACATACAAAGCGGCATAATAATTTTCACAATGGAAATTTGTGATGGAGACAAAACAATATGGCATTAGAAAAGAAAACCTCGTTTGATTACGAGATACGAGGCGAGTTCAAGCACATCCAAGAGCGCACCAAGACGAGTGTGGTCGAGGACGGCAAAGAACTCTCATACGCATACAGTCGGCGCGCATTAGCACCCGATGCAGATGTGTCCGCTGAATCGGACGAGGTAAAAAAATTGGCGGCGGCAGTCTGGACTGATGAGGTTGTGGCAGCGTGGAGCGCGGCCCAAGCAGCGGCAGCACCGGCAGCGGAAGAAGCACCAGCAGCGGAATAATTCTATGATCGAAATACCGACAAAACCCACGGCGAAACTTAACGTCTCGAAAGTAGCAATCTCGCTCAACAGCGCGGCAGAGTTCAGTATGCAATTCAGCGTTGTCGGCTGGGGCAAATATACGGATGGCGAAGGCAACGAAGTTTTGGGGAACACCCCAATCGTTTCGACGTTGCTATCGGTTACCGGCGCAGCTTGGACGAACTGGGGCAAGACTCCGGGAGAAACCGATGCCGTTTATATCGGGAACCTCGCACTCGCCCAGCTTGGGCTTGAGCGTGACGATACGGTTGTGGCGGCGGAACCGGAAGCACCAGCGGAATAACGAGGTAATGCTTGGGAACCGACACCGCCAATCTAATCCAGACGTTGGGTTTTCCAGTTGTCGCAGCGGCAGCGGCGGGGATTTTCGGTTACAAAATAGTTTTCTATGTCCTACGGGATTTATCAAGTGAGATCAAAGATTTATACGGGATAGTTGTCAAACTCATTGACAGATTGAATGGACATGACAAAGAGACAAACAAGCTCGCCAAAGAAGTCGCAATGTTGCGAGTGGAAGTCTCGTCTCTTTATAAGTGCATGGGGATTCCCAAGAAGCGTGTTGGTAAAAGCTCTGATGATCGTGGGGATTAGTATGTTGGTTGGGTGTAAGAGTTTGTCTGGAAATCTGGAAATCGACACACCGTTTTTTGACATCTCTTACGAAGGTAAAGCGGCTGAATGAATTTTGATGACCTTAAGGTTATATTCGCAAGTTCGACGGGCCTCGGTACATGGCTCATCGACATGGACATGGTTATTAAGCTCATGCTCAGCCTTGCCTCGTTGCTGTATGTAATACTCAAGATTATCCAAATACTGGAAAACAGGAAATGAAGAAAATACTAATAGTAATCGGACTGCTTTGTGCGGTGAACGCCAATGCAGATGGACTGTTTGGTGCGGCATTAAAGCCAGAGCCAAGCGTAACCTTGTTCGGCCAAAAGATTAGCTGGGCAATCCCAAGTCTCTGCATAGGCGCAAAGGCGGGAGTGATTCCAGATGCAGGGATTAGCCCGGAAGGGATCAACCTGAAAATCCCTTACCTATCGCTGGAGCTTCCTTTTCCAAGCCTGACGTTAAGGGCCGGGAAAGGCAGCGACCCTGTAGAGGTGAAGCTCGGTGCAGTTAAAAAACAAAAGGAGGACAAGTAATGTTACGCTCAAAAACGACTTGGACGGCAATTTTAGGGGCACTTGGCGGGGCCGCCGGATACTTCACCGGAGAGCTTGAGATGGGTGCTGCGATGAACGTGGTTATCACATCCTTGCTCGCTCTGTTCCTGCGTCACGGCATCAAGAAGGCAGAGAAGGCAAATAGTTAAATGGCTTGGGCGACAATAGTAGAGGCAGATGTTCAGACCCGTATGACCGACACGGAGTTGGCTAAGTACAACTCAATCGGGCTTGCCTCTGGTCAGACTTCCGGGGGCGTTCTGACTGCTGTTGTCTCTGATGTTATTGACCTGATTCGTGGCTATATCAAGGGGTGCCCCCGTAACGGCATTGATTCCGTGGCAGGGACGCTGCCTACCGTACTTCATTCCCCTGCGCTCGACATAATCATTGTTGAGTTGATGAAGAGGGTGGGGGGTGCAGTCACAGATGTAAGCGATGTAAGGATTGCAGCCTATAACAGCGCAATCGCATTCATGGACAAGGTTTCTGATTGTCGCTTTGGGATTCCCAAGCCCACAACGGAGTCAGCAGAGACATTCTTTGATGACAAGGGCGGCTATGGATATGACCAGCAACTAGCAATTTCCACAGGCAAGGAGATTGTGGATGGAGTCGCGCAGGATCGTTACACAGAACTCTGATGGCGGTTTACCTGACAGACATTCAAGGTGCATTGCACACTAGGCTGTCAGGGCAGCTTCCTTTTACTGATTTTGTCACAATAAACAATGTTGGCGGCTACACCTCCGGGGCAACCAGCATGACGGTATTGCCGTTACCGTCAACTCTGGAGGTGGGGGTGGTTTTGACGTTTCTTGATGCTGTTGGGACTGGAACTTTTGTGATTACCACAGAAGCAGCGGCAGGGGCCACCACTATTCTGGGCGCTATCGGTTTTGCTGGAACCTCGGTTGCTGATGGTGCCACGGCACAGGTAAGTGTTGCCAGAGCACCGGGATTGGTTTTGGAGGACGATGATGTACAGTCCAAAATGGAGGAAATGCTTAATCGCGTTCGCGTCATGGCAATTGTCCTTCGCCCTATCAGCATGATCAGGGTGCTTGAGAAAACAGTAGTAGATTTTAACTGGGAAGTGGATTGCATTGAAAACCCAGCAGTCAACCGTCCCATTTCTGGCACCTATTACACCGCCGAAGCTGTTGCTGAATCGGTGTTCGTCCTGCTAGATAACTATCAGATTCCAAACTCAACAGTCACAGGGACAAACAGTTCCCGCTCATCCAGCATCGTCAGGATGGGGACAGAAGAACCGGCAGGCAGTTTGGTGAGATATAAGGTGAGCGGCTTCGTAAGGAGCAAACTAAATGTAAATATAAACTAGAATAATGAAATTATGGCTAACAACACGATAGTAGGCAACGCCACCATTTATGGCGTAGACGGCACCGTAGCCTATCCCACACTAGCGGGGACAGTTGCAATCACGGAGAACTATATGCAGAGCCTCAACCTGACGGATGAGGTGGATACTGCCGAAGCAAGAGACCAGCGCGGGAATGTGTTTGGTTATAATCTTTACAACCATCGCCGCACTTGCACATGGGAAATTATCTTTTATGCAGGAAGCGAGGCGGCAGCGGCAGCGGAGTTGGATTTACCTTCCCCCGGTGCATTGGTTGCCATAGCACAGGACGCAGAGGATGGAGCGCAGTTGCCGGGGATTTTAGTTGGTAACTGGAATTACATCGGCGGTGGGTCAATCTCTGCAAGCAACACAGACCTGTTCAGGGTGTCACTTCCTTGCAGTCAGTACAATAACCCTGCTGCAACTACTGTTGGAGCGGTTGTCCTGCAAACCATACCGGGCACTTGATAGTGTGGGCCTTGAAAGCGATTACCTAAAAGCAGTCATACCACCCCAAGCGCGAGTCCTTGGGCAGCGGTTGAAACCCTTGTCCCTTGGTCACATGATGGTGCTGTCCCGCTATGGCAGTCCATTTGTGACCGGGGAAAGGCAACCGATGTTCGGGGATTTATGCTTTGCGGTTTGGGTCTGCAAAAGGAATTGGAGGCAACTTTCCCAAGGGCTGGCAGATTCGTCCTTTAAGAAGGAGGTGCGATTCCTTCGCTGGATTGGGAAAATACGCAACAAGGGCAATGCGGCTTTGGTGTTTGTGAGATACCTAACGCTTGCCATGCAGCAACCTTCCCTTTTTTTTAACAAGGTGGAGGGTTCAAGGCCGACAAGCATGAATAACTTGCAGTACATGAAGATCGTGCTGATGAGCAAGCTACACAAAACGAGCGAGGAGGCGATGGATACAGTTTTTGGGGAGGTCGTTTTTGACCTTGCCGCCCTTGGGGAAGGGGAAGGCTCTTGTGGGTTTGTTTCAGACAATGACCGCTATGCAGGGGACATGGCTCGCAAGAATTACGAAAGGAGGCAACCAAAGAATGGCGAACGAAATTAAATTTGTTTTTGTGGGTGACACCGCAGACTTCGACAAGGCGATTGATTCAATCGTTAAGAAAACAAACAAAATAAAAGATGTAGACAAGGATGCGAACAAGGTCAGGAAGCAGGCAGTTAACCTTGAGAAGGTGCTGGCAAGTGAATACGACAAGGCGAGAAAGAATGCTGGCTCACTTACGGACATAACCAAGAAGCTTGCAAGGGAGGAAGCCAAGCGCCTTGAGATAAACAAGAAACTCTCAAGCGAGACGTTAACCCAATCACAAAGGCAATCGCTTTTGGTGGAAAGGTCAAAATCACAGGCAAGAACATCAGGACTTAAAGGGGCTGGAGTTGCGGGAATAGGGAAACTCGCTGCCGCAACAATGGTAACCGCCATAGCAGCGGGGGCAGCGGCAGCAATCAAGGGAACATTTTCAGCAATGAATGAAGCCCAAGGCATAAGGGCGGGAGCATTAAACGCAGGGCAAACCGTTGAACAATTTCAGACTAATCAGTTCGCCAAGAGCATAAACAGAAGCCCCAAGGAGGTAGGGGAAGCAATAAAATCCCTTGGGCTAATAATAGATGCAGACTTAAATAAAAGCTTGTCTGATTCGGGCCACAAATTGAGATTGTTGGGAACAATAGTCAAAAATAAACTTACCCCCGCTTTTACTTTTCTGGCTGAAAAGTTTGTTCAGTTTGGAATTTGGGCAGCTTCGTTTATTGAAACGATGTCACAACAAGGTGCCAAGAAGTCAGCCAGTTACGCCTATCGGACAGGGGCAGGGGCGGGCCTGTTCGGCATTCCACAGGCGGCACTTCAATGGTTTATGCAATCAAGGGGGAAAGGGGGCACAGCGGGATTCAATGATGAATGGGAACAGAACCGCAAAAACATGGAAATGAAACTTGAGCAGTTGTTTAATGCTCCAGAAATTCCCAACGCTCCCCGACAGGCTGCATCAATGAGGGCTTTTAGTGATAGCTTGGCAAGGATTGGATTGTTCAAATCTGGAAGGGACAGTCAACTTCAGACAATGAGGGCAAGCTTGGCTGTTCAAAGAGGAATAAAGACAAACACAGACGGGCTAAAAGATATAATTTACAACGCATAATGGCTAACAACACTTTTGTAGGATTTCCGCACGCAGGGCACAGCACTTCCCCCGGTGACCCTTTAGATTCTGATCAAGTCCAAGAGATTCAGCCTGTAACAACTTGGAGTCGGGATGGAGGTTACACCGTCACAAGGCGCTGGCGCGGGCCGATTGATTCACTTGTGGCATTTTCCGATGGTGGGACGGGAAACAAAGACCATGCGGGGACTTATTTTACAGGCACTAGTGGCTTCCTGCTAGGTGGCGCAGGCAGGGACGGTGCAATATCCACCAACATAGAGAGGGAAGAAGGGGGGCAGCTTGGGGTTTTTAGTGCCACATGGGTAACCTCAAACATTGCGACCCGCCTTACCTCTGGAGGTCAAATGCCCTCAGATGGAAGCACCAGCGGCGACCTTTACCAAGAGTCAAGCATTTGGACGTTGGACGGGAATGACATAGAAAAGGATTTGTTTGATTGCCCTGTTTTGCAAGCTTGTGAGACAACTTTAGGTTCAAACGGGTTTCCAGCAAGAGCCAAAAAGGCGGTTGAGAACTATAAGGATGGGAAAGATAAAGATGGTGCCAATTTAGCAGACCCAACGGCGACAGTTTTCTTGTGGGACAGTTATTTAACGGCTTCGGAAGTTACAGCGTTGCAGGCAGCATCCTCGATTTTAGGTAACGGCAATCTGTTTATCGACCTGCGGGATGTTTCTAACGATTCCTTCAAGGGTGTTGAAACTTTCTCTTTCAGTCAGTATGTTTTAAGGAATGTGAAGACTGTGCAATACACTTCGTCAATTATTCCAAGCTACACCAATGTCAACAACATTTGGACAACGGCAAACATCAAAACTTTAATGGCTGGGGAGACCAGAACAATTGAGCCGTCCACCACCTCCACATTGGACTACACGTTGCCCCTTCTTGGCGTGTTAGGAACTGTGCTTAATTTTTCAAAGTGGCTGTACCGCACCCCTGATGTTCAACAGTTAAACAATGGGAAGTGGCAGATTACAAAAGAATGGTGGGAGGCAGACGAAATAGCCACCAGTTGCTATAAGGCTTATGCATGATTCATAACTTCTCACCCATAACAGGCACGGGAAGAAAATCCCAAGCAATTAGGGAGTTGCAGAAGGCGGTGCGAAAGGTCACGTTGCAGCCCAGCAATGTGACAAAGGTAAATGTAACAACCAAAGGGACTCATGTAACAGCAAGGGCGGGAGGCGCGGGTGGAGGAGGTCAAACCGTTGTCTGCCGATGGCTGTAAATTACACAGAAGCCACGCCGGTTGATGTAGATGATGGGGTATTTTCACAAGACTACAACCGTTTAGCTTTAGCGTTTAATGATCGGCTAAAGAACGGGGTTGGCGACCCCACATGGCGGCTTCTTTGGTATGCTCACTCGTTGGTGAGGGGCATGCGTAATCCTAACGGATTCTTGTATGCGGCAGAGGATGAGTGGTGGAAGGTTTATTCCCACATCAAGGTGGAATCGGGCATCACTTGGCCCACGACATCGGCGGGAATGCCGGAGGGGGTTAATGTTGCTAATCCTCTCGGCGCTTTTATTTATGGCCTCGCGCCTACTGTAAACCATGAAGAAGGGAGAATAAACGGCTATGGGGAGTTTGACCCAACAGGAACCCCCTTGGCAACTGCACCAACTGGGGTGCCCTTGTTATTGTCTGATGGAGGGATTCATGCCCCGGCAAACATTGCCGACTACTGGACACTCTCAAAATACCAAAGGGGAGCAGTCCCCAGCGACCTTTCAGATTATTCCGCAAGCAATGCAATCAAGGCATCGCAGGAGCACGGGCTAATCAACTACTCTAGCAGCGGGGTTTTCTTGCAAAATTATGGGGGATTCCTTCCCTCACCAAAGCTGGATGCGTCAGACCCGATTTGTGATGATGGGTACACCCCAAATTACGACCTGAAGTTTACCAACTTGGTTGGGGGGAGTGATAAGGATTACAGCACTTGCCAGCCTGATGGCGTGATGTTTTATTTTGAAGGGTTCACCTCTTACAAAATTGTCAAATGGGATGGGACAACTGAAAGCCTCCCCCTGACGGATTACATAGAGGGGCCATACACCGACAACGCCTACCTTCGCCGCTACAAGGGGCAACAGTTGAACGAGGTAATGAACTGGTTTGCGATGGAGTATCGGGCCAACGAAACAGAGAGGGAGGAGTCTGACATGAACCGCTATTCGTTGGGGTTCCAGTTCCAAGACTTTCTTACTCGCCAGTATTGCCTAGCCCCAGCTTACGGAGAGGTATCGTCTGGCGACATAACTGCCGTCTACCCGACTTTTGAGCTTAGTGGGGGTGAAAGCGCCGGGACTTATCTTGACGTCACTACAGCGGGAAGCTACAGCGGCACGACTACCTATACGGTTCCCGCTAAATTCACCTATGCGGCATTCTATGCCAAGACAAGCGGGGTGGGCGCAGGGGTTGTGACGGTTGAGGCTTTTAGTGGCTCAACTTCCTTAACGACTTTTACAATCACAGCAGTAGGAGGGACAACCGTTGACCACCTCAAGTGGTTCACCTCGGCGCATAACGAGGCAGATATTCGTTTCAAGCTCAAGACGGTGCTTCCTGCCAGCGTCACCATCAACATCGAGTGTGCCATGTTGCTGGAGTATAAGCCGACGATTTACGATGCTTATGTCTGCCTCCGCTTGGGCAGCACGGATGGGCCAACCTCAACATCGTTCGATAAAAGCGGGTACACCTTCAGCGACCCCAAGCAAATCAGCGACAACATTCTGGGCTATGGTTGCTTGATTAGGGGGGTGGCGGGAATCCCCACCGCTGATGCCATTAACGAGAACCCCGTTTATGAGTCTGCTAGGCGATTGATTCACAACAATCTTCGCATGGCTGAGAGGCAGAGCCTTGTGGGCTACGAGGTTATTGGAGGAAAAAGCTATCTGCACTTTAAGAGGTTTGCGCGGGGGAAGTATTCTGAGGACTTGGATGTGTTTGAAGGAATTGCTCCACCGTCTGCCGAGGTGGCGAGTGGTGACTTGATAGAGGGGGAGGTCTACCAAGTTTGGAGCGCGGGAGGGTCTGGAACCATTACCTACAACAGCACGGTTTACAATCCCATCACAAGCGCGGGGCATTCCGGGGGGGAGATGGCTGGAACATTCTTCACAGCCGCAAGCGACAAGGCCTATGCGATAAGCGGTGACGCCAAGGTAAGGGTGAGGAACGGCATTCGCTCTGTGCCCATTAAGGACAACAGGGCTGATCGGTTCCGGGGGCAAACCAATGAGTGGACAACCCAACAAACCACCACAGTCTACAAGTTGTCAGATTCAAGCATCTACAAGGCTGATGCTTATGGAGACATCATGGGTTTTTTGACTGACCGTTGTGGGTTGCTTTCTTGTGATTGGTCAAGGATGAGTTGCCTTACTGGATTTGCCGACAGGAAAGAGGTAAACCTTCAAGTCAACTATGGGTCAAAGATGAGTCTGCGCCCGGAGAACCCAAGTGGCTACCGCTATGTTTTAGGGAGCCAATCTACAGGTGGATACAACACCAACTCGATGGTGTTAGCCGAGAACGCTGCATCTGCTGGGGAGGGGAACAAGAGGCACTACGAGAGTTGCCAGATTTACAAACCGGACAATGGGATTGAAGCGGTTTACATTGACCCAACCAGTTACTATGCGGGGTCTGACTACGATGTGATTGTGAAGCTCACCGGGAGGCTGGAAAACGAAACCTCCAAACCCACAGTCACAAATTCAAGCAGCGGGTGGTATGCCGCTTTTACTGGCAGCTATGTTCCAAAGCGCAGAACAGATGAGAATGCCGTGCTTGAATACCTTTACCACATAGCAAGCTATGGGTCGGGGTCTATTACAGATTACAATTGCATCCAGAAGATTGGGGACGTTGCTTATGACGCTTCGACTTCAAGCGGTTATTGGGGGAATGACTTTCATGGCAACTGTTACCCCCGGTTTTATTTCTCCAAGGCCGTGCGCCATGTCTGGAATGACACAAACGCAAGCTATGATGCAGCCGATTCCCTGACAACGGTGGACGAAATGCTGTACATGGAGTTTATCCTACAAGCCATTAGCTCCGGGTTCATTGATAAGGAAAGCACTTTGCGGTTTTCTTGCACGGATGAGAACAGGCTTTACGATTACACGTTCCCGAATCTCTGCTATCAAGCCCTCAAGATGACCAAATCGGAGGTGCCTTCTGAAGCGGTCACAAGGGCAACAGACACCTTTACTTGGGACGCAGACCCAAACGCCTTGTATTCGCTGATGGGGGTGGATGGGTCAGGGAACGAAACCCTGTTCGCCAGTTCAGCCACTTCGCCCCATACCCAAACAGGGGTAGCAACATTCACCTCCTACAAAGCTTACGCCGGTTCAAGCAACAAGGAGAACCGCACAATAATTGATTTCACGCTGACTTACACAGGGGCAAACAATGATAACGTAATTACATTCTCAGAGGATAGTGCCGCCAATGTTCGCTATTATTTGATGGGGAGAACCCGCACAAGCGATAATTCTAACCCGTGGCTCTACTACACAGGGTCAGGTTGGTCTGCCTCTGAAAGCTCTGCCGAGGATGTAAGTTCCCCCACCACAATTGTCGCAGCTAATGTCAAAGACGAATACCGAGTTGAGGCTTTGGTTTTTGGTCGCAAGAGGTGGTTTGAATTTCTCCCTGCAACCTTGAGGCCAGACAATGCTCAAGGGTTCGGGCCACTCCCCAACACCAACCTCTATGCTAGGATTTTCAATAACCTCTGCAATGCGGTCAATTTGTTGGTGAGGGCAAGAATAGATTTGCCTTTCAATTACCAGAGTAGAGATAAAGAGGTTACATATCTAGGAACAGAGACAAGCGGAACAGGAACAACAACTCAAGCTGTTGGGGATCACAATTCCTATCCATACGATTATTCGTGCTCGGAGGGCACAACAAAGGTGGCGGCAGTTGATAACTTTCAACTAACCGTTGAGGCAGCAGGGGCAACCTTTGGGGGGGAGCCGGTTTCAGATCGCGCTTTTTACACGGGGGCAACGGCGTGGGGCGATGGGGGTGATGCTGAGTCGCTCTACAGGTTCGGGTTTGGCCCATTCGTTGCATCTTGCACCCCCCCAAGCGGAGCTAATGTGGAGGGGCTTACCACCTCGGGTAATACTTTTGAAGCTGATGGATCAGGTTACTACAAGTTTTACATTATCTCCAGAAAGAACCAAGGGGAGCTTCGCATTAACGATGAAACCGACTCAGCGGAATCTGACTATGCACTAAAATATGCGTTACCTAACTCGTGGAGATTGTCAAACGGCACCATAGAAGCCGAAGGGATTAGAGACTTGTTCGTGGGTAGCCCAAGCTTTTTGGGGGAGGAACATCATTCTTTAATTCGGTCAGTAATTGATAATGTGAACGGCACATTGCCGCTAAACCCCGGAACAGGAGGCTCCAACTACACGGGGGGGGTAAAGTACCGCGATATCACAGAGGATTTTTACAAGTGCGGTGTTTATGAGGGAGGAATTTTAATGGATGCGGTGAACTCCCCCTTGTATGGCAGCTTTACAACTGGCGACCTTTGTTACGATCAGCGTGATGTAAGCCCATACGGCAAGGTGTTCTCTTCGAGAGATAACCAATTAACAGCTACGTTTACGCCCTATACCGACAAGCCGATGTTTGTTAAAATCCCCCTATTCTCCCGCAACTATCCAAACAACACTTACTGATGCCGGGATCACTTGCCATAACAACGAGCAACCTTCAGTCAGTTCAAATCACGATTGATGGAGGAACGAAGCCGGGAACGACTGGGCACTACAAGATAATGAGGAAGCCGAATGCGGCATCTACTTATCTGCAAGTTTTCAAAACCGAGCTTGCGGTGATCCATGACCACCCCCGCCCAAGGAGTACGGAGGGGGTGCTTGCCACCGACACGCAGTTGCTTTGGGATTACAAAGTTTATTCCTATATTACGGCAACGTCTTCTTATGACATAGGAATAGAAGACACCAACAGCACAGCGGGTTACGGGATTGCTGAAATTGATGAGACGTCAGGCGATGCCACAACCTACATTGACCCAAGTGGAGTTGCTGAACCAACCACAAGCGCCGGGACAATGGGCAACACCTACCTCGCTCAAGCTGAGTCCGTAACCACCAATGCCTACGACAGAGATTCATGGACAACAACGAAGGTAATCCCGCTGGCGGCATCATCGGCATAGACCCAACCATTACCCCTCTGCGCTGGAAGCTCGATGCGAAGCCTACAATGCCCCCTAAAGGGCAGATGGCGAAGAATGCAGCGGGTTCCTTTGCTCGCAACCTAAAGTCCGTCATGGAGGGAAACTCAGTCAATGCCGACCCTGACGTAATTAAGAAACGAAAAGCCATTTGCAAAGAATGTGAACACATGAGCAATAACCGTTGTGCCAAGTGCGGGTGCTGGCTCCAGTACAAATCTATTCTCAGGGCTGAAAAGTGCCCTATTAACAAATGGGAATAATTCCCTTAATAAGCACAATAAACTCTGTAGCCAGAGCGGTGCCAGAAATTGCCGACCTGTGCGAAACCCTCATTAAGGTTGCCAAGGATTATGAAAGCGAAAGCAATAACCGAGATGCTCGCCAACGGTGGACTGATAAAAATGCCGCTATTGATGCTGCTATTGGCAATGTGCAGCGGATGCCTGACCACGAAGCTGAACAACACGGACAGGTTGATAGCCCACCCGCAGTTCAAAGCTGCCGCCATTGCGGCTCCAGATTGGACTGAGGATGCCCTCAAAACGATTGCCGACTTAGAGAGGGAGATTGAAGCCCAATGAAAAAGCCGAAACCCTCCAAAGCTAAAAAGCCTTCCCCCCTCAAAGGCGAGGAACTTTACCTTTCCCTGCAAAAGCAATGGAAGAACCACCGAGCTTTGCGCCGTAAGCCCCCCTCTAAATAACTAACTTCCTTCAGGTTTCATTAAAACAAAGGGAATCAGTCTCTAAAATAACTACGCATAAAGGCTTGCATTGCGCTGTGCATATGTTATGCTGTTGTTTGTCAGGGGTAACCCAGACCAAGCTCAGGGACTTGTAAAAATCCCGCCCCAAAGGGGGGTGCGGTGGATGACTGACCGCACGGTCTACAAACGAGAGCCGATTCCCTAGCACCCTTGAGTGGAGGCTTTGGCATGTTCCAAAGAAAATCCTCCCCATATCTCCGAAACGAGAGAGGGCAGCGAACGGGAAGGGTAAAATAAAACAAACCCCAGCGGACTGCTAAATCCAAACGAATGTTAAAGGAGCAGAAAATCATCCCGTAAACAAATAAGAGGCACAAGGGGTTCGCCCTTTGTCTCTTTCAGCATTCACGGATTATTCCTAGCGGACGGGATTAACATTGTTCACCGCGCCTTGAATTGGAGCGCCAAGGCCGTTGAATGTTGAAAGAGGCAATTCCGCTTCACTAAAAGAAAGGAACGAAATGAAAACCATAGAAAAGAATAGCCCAGCGTATTTTATGGGGATAGCCCATTTGGAAGAGAAGATTGCGGCAGCTAAAGCGGCTGCAGCTAAAGCGATTGGGAACCCCCTAGAGGAAGACCTAACTTCTGTAAAAGGGAAGTCCGTCAAGGATTGCGCCCATGCCGCTTACATTCACATTCAGACCGTAGAAATAATACTGCGGGAACTGGAGGTCTTAAAGAGCTTAGAGGCTTAAGGCGAAAACGGGGGAGGGAAACCTCCCCCTTCACCCCAACAGAAAGGAACACAAATGAGTCATGGAATAGAATTAACTAATGGACGCGCCAACATGGCATACACAGGTCGCACCCCTTGGCATAACCTTGGGCAAAACATCGAGGGAGCTTTTGATGCGGAGACTGCTCTGCGTGAAGCCAACCTTGATTGGGAGGTGGAGGTTGCTCCGCTTTTCTACGAAACACTTGAGAACCTCGACGAAAGTGGTTCCAAGCAATACATCAAGCACGTTAAGTCCGACAAGGGCCAGATCGTTCGCAGGGTTGATACCGGCGATGAGCTTGGTGTGGTTGGGCCTAAATACTCGCCCCTCCAAAACAAGGATGCTTTCGCGTTCTTTGATGGAGTTTTTGGTGAGGGCAAGGCTCGCTATGAAACGGCTGGCTACCTTGGCAAGGGCGAGCGGATGTGGCTGTTGGCCAACATGACGGCCAACGACCCCATTGAGATCATTCCGGGGGATGAGGTGAACAAGTACCTCCTGCTCACAAACGACTTCACAGGGAGCTACTCGGTGCTTGGTTCATTCACTCCGGTGCGGGTGGTCTGCAATAATACGCTGACTGCCGCAGTTTCCTCCATCATTAAGGGGGGCAACACCGTCAGGGTGAAGCACGTTGGCGATGTGAAAAACAGGTTGCAGTTCGCCGGTGAGGTGCTTTCAGCCTCCGGGGTGTTTTACGATGAGGTCAAAAACCTCTTTCAAAGCTTCGCCAAGAAGCAACTGAACGGGGAGCAGACCCGGAACTACATTCACCTTTCGCTCTTTGATGACAACAAGGAGTCCAAGAGCCGAACCAAGAAGGTGGACATGGTTGAGGGACTGATGCACACGGGCCGAGGCAGCGACATCGCTGGGGTTCGGGGCACGGTTTGGGGTGCTTACAATGCGGTCACGGAGTACGTTGACCACATCAAGGAGTACCGAGGCGGTGATGCCAAGAAGCTTGAGGCTTCACAGTTTGGCACAGGCCGACACCTCAAGACGAAGGCGCTCAAGCTGGGCGCAGAGATGGTGAGCTACGGCAAAGAGATCGAGCTTAACTAAGTAGATTCAAGGGTACAGGTTGGTTCGCTATTAAGATGCGAATGCGAGGCTCTCATCCTCGCTCAAATCCCCGCCTGTGCCCTTCTTTTTTAACCATTAACAGAAAGGAACAAAATGAAGGAACACGAACTCAAAGAGTTGGATGATGAGATTACCAAAGAGACTGCCAAATACATGGCAACGACAACCGCCGCAGAGAGGGCCGAGGATGATTACCATCTGCAACGAGGATATGATGAGGCTACCTGCAGCGTGTGCAACACGCCGGTAAAGAGGTGGGACTCAGCCATTGAGTTGGGGATTGAAACAGGAGAACTTGAGGCTGGCCCAAACAGGTTTGTAATCAGGGATAAGCATATTCGCTGCTCTCCAAGCAGGGCGCAACGAATCAAGCATCCTGACTTCCCGCCGGTAATAGATGAGAGGCCAGCCTTCGACATTAGGCTGTGGGAAGATGCTGAGAAGCGTGAGCATTTTATTAAGTGCTACACGGAGGCTTGGATGAGAGTGCAAAACAACCACAACCCGCAAGAGTTTATGTACAAGAAAGGAATAAAATGAACGACGAATATGTTGATAACATCACAATGCCAGATGGCAGCGTTTGGCTTCAGTTGGGAGAGATTAGGAAATACAAGCCACACCCAAACAGCGACCCCGAAAAGGAAGTACGAAAAGACCGGCGCATCTTCATTAAGTTGGACGAGATTGTAAGCGTAGGCTCAGGGGAAGAAAGGATCAAGGGGCCACAAGCGGAAGATGACACAAGGGCAGCGGTGGTGTTAAGCGGAGGGGAAACCATCAACGTGGAGACATACATCACCGAAACAATGGAAATCATCCAAGCGGCTACAAAGAAGCCGAGGGTGGAATATGAAAACAGCAAACACATAGTAATGAGAAAGGAACAAAAATGAACGAGATTAAATACAGTTATGCAGAGACGATGGAGAAATTGATAACTCCCCGACTGAAATGGTTGGGGCAAGACATCACCCCTGAGAGTGGGGGGCTAGGTGTAAAGTCTTATGGGCCTCTCCCTGATGAGATTAGGGACTACCTCATGGAAGCCGCCACCAAGGCAGACGAGAGGCTGAAACAGCAAGTGCCAGAGGTTGACCGGGTTGTGGCTAAAAAGTCAGACTGGTTGCCCGTCATTAAGCCCATCACCACAAAGCTCCGGAAGATAGGAGGTGCAGAATGAGTAAACTTGACGGGTTCAGGATTTACAGCACCGCTGAAGGCAAGACTCGCTTGGTTTCAAAGTCGGAACCATTCAGGGAGTGGAGGGCCACGATGTGGCGATGTTCAATTGTTGACCTCTCCAAAGAGGTTTACAACGACCTTTGCTCTACCACCCAAGAGGATTGCAGGGCGAAGGTGGAGAAAGCCAAGCGCAGGGGGTGGGCTGTCAGCAGTTCACCAAGACTGATCACCGGAAAGGATTCACAATAAATGAAAAAGAATATTAACAAAAAGCTTGTATGCAATGCAAAAGCAATGCACCCTCTCCGGGTGTTAACCGACAATCGTTGCTTTTCAATATGGGGGGCTTATGCCCTGTTTTCAGCAGGGCTGTGTGGTTGGCTGTTAATTTCCACGGCGGGGTGGGCGCTAACCATAGGCATCCTTGCCGTCCACATTGTCCCCTTATTGTGCCGCTTCAAGGCACCCCCACCCCGCCTGTCCTTTAACCCGTTTGGTGGAGGAGGAGATTTACTGAAGCCAGCGAGTGCTGGTGGAAGAATGGTGACGGAGGCCAAAGCCCCCGCCACCTCGCAGAAAGGAACAAACTTGCTGCGTAACTAAGCTGCAAAACAGAAAGTGAAAAAATGAGTACAGAAACAAAAGAAGTAAGCAAGGAGAAAAGAGAACCGACAACCGTCAAGGAGCACATAAACAGCGAACTCTTTAGGGAAAAGCTAAGGGCAGCGTTGCCCAAGCATCTTACCCCGGAGCGTTTTGCTGGTGTGGCGTTGACTCAAATAAACACAAACCCCGGACTGCTCAACTGCACGCAGGAAAGCTTGTTCAAATGCCTGCTCCAGTTGGGGCAGATAGGATTGGAGCCAGATGGTAGGCGAGCGCACTTGGTGCCTTACGGCAAGGAATGCACCCTGCTTATTGACTACAAGGGCTTGGTTGAGTTGGCACTCCGTAATGGAGACGTTGCCCGAATACACGCTGATGTGGTTTACGAGTCAGAGATTGATGCTGGCGACTTCATCTACAATCGGGGCAAGGTTGAGAAGCACAACAAATCGCTTATGCCCAACAGGGGCGCGGTGGTTGCGGCTTATGCCGAAGTTGAGTTTCTCAACGGATCAGCCAAAGCAGAGGTAATGACCCGCGAGGAAGTTGAGGCAATCCGCTCACAGTCCAAGGCTGGGAAAAATGGGCCTTGGGTCAACCATTGGAATGAGATGGCCAAGAAAACTGTATTCAGGCGGTTGGCCAAGTGGTTGCCCTTGTCTCCCGAAATCAGGGAGAACATGGAAGGCGATGACGATTCGCAGTTCTCTAAAATGAAACGGGTTGCCCCCGCTAGGCCAATGTTCAAGCAGATTGAAACTGAGGCCGACGAGGTGGTGGCTGAAATCAAGGAGGTGGCAAGTGAGTGAAATAAAACTTTTAAGGGAAGAGGTTGAATTGCGCGTTGCCCTTAAAGCTCTCAGGTCATCAGACATCCAGCAGTCTGAAGTTGATGAGTTGAGGAAAGAGGTTGTGCTGCTCCGGTGCCGAGTGGACGATAATGCTGACGATCTCAAAAAGATTCAGGAAACTCAAAATGAGCAAGGGGGTGACCGATGAGAAGAGACAACATCACACCTGTAAACCCCCGGCCTGAATTTATCCGGCTACAAAGGAAGGGACGGTGCTTTTACACAGGACTTGGACGCTCCAAATTAAGTGAGTTAATTATGCCCACAAAGGAAAATAATTACACACCTTTGGTTAAGTCGGTAAACCTCTGCACCAATGGAAAAAAGAGGGGGCTGCGCTTGATTGAGCTACAAAGCCTCTTTGATTATCTGCACGGAGAGGTTGAAAAGTTTCAATCGGAGATCAGGAAAGGGGGTGCCCAATGAGTGACGAAAGAAAAGGGTGCCCAAGTGCTTCAGGGTTTGAGCGATTGCTTGATTGCCCCGGAAGCTTCACGCTGAACAAGGAGGCCCCTGAGCAACCGTCATCACCGGCGGCAGCAAGGGGAACTCGCGTTCATGCTGGCTGTGCTGGGGAGGTGGACATTTCAACCCTCTCCCGTGATGAGCAACAAACGGTCACCGAGTTGCTGCAGCAGGAGGAAATCCTGCTTAATGAGTTCACGAACTCCACCTTCATCCCTTCAAGCCAGCAAATCGGAGGAGGCTACTCGGTTGAGGAGCAACTTACCGAAAAAAGGTTTTGGGCAAAGGCAACAGAGTCAGAGTGGAGCGGAAAGGCAGATCGCGTTTATTTGCTACAAAAGGGCAAAGCAAAGATTGCCTTGGTGGTGGATTTCAAGTCCACACGATACACAACCGGTGCGGAGGAAAGCCTTCAGTTGGCGGCATTGGCGGCATTGGTTGATGCCCATTACAAGCGTGACCTAAGCGGTGTGCATGTTGCCTTGGTGTTTCCTGATGGATATGACAGGGCTTATTACGATGACGAAGCCCTTGAGTTGGCCGCTGATGAGTGCAAACAGTTGGTGGACAGGGCAACCATTACCTCCACGCAAAAGCGCACCCCCTCGGCTAGTGCCTGCAAATGGTGCGGGGCCAAGGCGATTTGCCCTGAAGCAAGGGGCCAGTTGAATGGGTTGGCCGTAAGGAAAACCACAGCAATAGCCCCGTCAGACTTGCCCGGACTGCTCAGGGTGAGTCAGGTGGCGAAGCTGATCATCAGGGACATTGAGGAACAAGCCAAAACCATTCTCAACAATGGAGGAACGGTGGAAGGCTGGGAACTCAAGCCGGGGCATACCCGGAGCAAGATAACAGACACCGAGGAGGTCTACCGCAGGGCGGCTATCCTTGGCATAGATGGTGAAGCCTTCTCAAAGCGAGTGTCCATTTCTAAAAAGGAGTTGGATGCCTTGGTGCGGGAAGGGTTGGGTTACAAAGGAAAACAGGCAACAGAAACGGTGGCGAACCTCATCGAGGAATGCACCACCGACACGATAACTGCCGCATCATTAAAGGAGATTAAACAATGAGCGAATACGACAACACAAACAAAGGGGTGCTTTTCCCCAACAGCTACAAAAACAAGTCAAACCAACCTGATGTAAAAGGAAACATAAACTTCAAGGGGGAGGACTTTAAGTTGGCAGGATGGATCAGGACTAAAAAGGACTCAGACGAAAAGTATTTTTCGCTTGTGGTCGAGGTGGAGGATGAGGTGCCAGAGGTGGCACAAGATCAAGACCCCATTGGGGAGGTGATGACTGCCCCCGCCCCCACCCCAATTGAGGGACTGCCCCCAAGTGAACCCGGAGGGGAGGATGTGCCGTTTTGAGCACCATTGCAATTGACCCCGGTAAGCGGGGAGGAATAGCTTATGACTTGAGCGGTGGGGAAATCCATTCGACCTCAATGCCTGAAACCCCCGGCGACATCCTTGATGTGCTGCGAACCATTCGTGCTTTGAATGGGCCAGACATTGAGTGTTACATGGAGGCAATTGTTCGCTATGCAGGGAAGGAGCAAGCTGGAAGCCATGCCATAGTTTATGGGAGAAATTATGGATTCATTGAGGGATGCGTGCAGGCGCTTGGCATCAGGCTTCACTTTGTCCGACCCCAAGTTTGGATAAAGGCGTTGGGGCTGGGAACCAAGGGAGGGTCAACAAATACGGAGTGGAAGAATAAGCTAAAGGCCCACGCGCAAAGGTTGTTCCCGGCAGAAAAGGTTACATTGATGACCGCTGATGCCCTTCTCATTCTGGAATACAGCAAGGGGGTGCGCCATGAGTAAATACATAGCCGAGCAGTTTCCTTTGCCTTTTGGTGAGGTTTACCCAAGCTCTCCCGGTTACAAGAACAAGGACAAAGATGGGCCAAGCCGAAAAGCTGCCATTTCAATTAAACCCCATGCTCTCAACTTGCGAGAGAAGTGCTTTCGCGTCATCAGCCAGATACCAATGACGGCAGATGAAACGGCTGAAACAATTGGCAAATCTATTTTGTCAGTTCGTCCAAGGATTGCCGAGCTTGCAAAGCTTGGAAAAATTGAGGACTCAGGTGGGCGCAGGGCAAATGAGAGCGGAAAGGTTGCAACAGTATGGAGGAAAAAAATATGACAAAACTAAAATTAGACGCACAAGGATTGCTCTCTGATGCCAGCATGGTGCTTTTAACCCTGTCCGAATTAGGGTGCTTCATTCGATTGAAGTGCCACTACTGGAGGGAGGGAGTGCTTCCTGCTGACACGTTAAGCCTTGCCAAGCTGGCGGGTTGTTCGGTTGGACAGTTTCAAGATGTTTGGCCAAAGGTCGGCCAGCACTTTGAGAAAACAGAGGTGGGGACTCTCTCCTGCCGTGAACTGGATGAGGCCCGACAGAAGGCAGAGGCAAAAAGCGACAGGATGCGAAAGGTCGCCAATGCAAGGTGGAAAAAGAAGGAGGTTGTGGGATGAAAAAGATACCGGCATTTCAGTTCTACCCCGCTGATTGGCTGTCCAGCCAGAGGGTTGCCCTTTTGACCTTGGAGGAGGAGGGGGCTTACATCCGGCTTCTTTGCTACTGCTGGAAGAACGGAGAATTGCCCAATGACATGGAGCAACTTGCCAAACTGATAGGCAAGGGTGGTTCGGTTTTGCTTGCAACCAAAGTGGCAACCATGTTCCAAGCGGACGGTACACGGTTGTTGCACGATAGGTTGGATGCCTTGAGGGGGGAGCGAGAGCAATGGCTGGAGAAGTCAAGGAGGGGAGGACTCGCCTCTGCGGCAAAAAGGGCAAAACAAAGGGAAACAGGCAAAACTGATTCCAAGGGTGGTTGCGATTTGGTTGAGGATTGCTTGCAACCAAAAGGCAACACTTCATCTTCATCTTCATCTTCTAAGTTCACTCACACTACGGAAGTCCCTTCCAAGGATGAAGTGGTGGCTTATGCTGACATGATCGGATTGATTGCATGGCGAGCAGAGGATTGGTGGTTGGGCATGGAGACCAAGGGGTGGATGATTGGAACAACAGAGGTTCGGAACTGGCAAGCTGGGGTTGCTCAGGCTAAAAAGTATTGGGAAGCTGATGGCAGACCAATGCAAAGGCCGGGAAGAAACGGAAACCCAGCAGCAGGAGGATCGCCAATGCCCATATGGAAAAAGATACAAGTGATTACTGAGGAACTGGCAACCCACCCCGGCAACAAGGAGTCAACTTACTATCGTCAGGAGAAACCAGAGGCACGGGCAGCGTTCCGGGCTTTGAAGGTAAAGCTTCGGGAGTTGAAAGAAGAAGAAAGAAGCGCAGCATTATGACAAAAGCTTATTATCAAGATGATGCAGTTACAATCTATCATGGCGATTGCCGTGAGGTTTTGCCAACGATCAGCGAAGTTGACCTAGTGCTAACTGACCCGCCGTATGGAATTGATGGTGGCACAGGGGGAACATCGAAAGGCCGAGGGAAGGGGAATTATGGCGCATCTTTCAATGATACCCGTGAGTTCGTTGAGGATTGCGTTATTTCTTCCTTATTCAATGTGGCAAAGTGGCGCACATTAGTCGTAACGCCGGGGTTCACAAACATAAACCTCTACCCTCAAGCCGATTCCTTTGGAGTGTTCTACTCGCCAGCGGCGTGTGGAATGCAACGGTTTGGGTTTGCTGATTCCAGCCCAATACTTTACTATGGGTGGCATTATCTGCAAGGAAAGAAACCAGAGGCGTGTTCTAAACAGCTCACGGAGTCGCCAGAGAAGAATGGTCACCCGTGCGCAAAGCCAATCAAGGCATGGACTTGGCTTCTAGGGAAGACAAGCCAACCCCACAACACCATACTTGACCCATTTATGGGGTCGAGCACAACGCTACGAGCTGCCAAAGACCTACAACGGAAAGCTATTGGTATTGAATTAAATGAAGAATATTGCGAAATAGCGGCATTACGCATGGCACAAGAGGTGTTGCCTCTATGATGACGAAGGTAAACAGCATAGAAACGGTCGCATTGCCCCGCGAAGGGGTGTGCGGCTCGTTTTTATTCTTGTCTGGTATGATGTGATACCGAAGGGGATTAAACCGCTTAGACAAAGAAAATGACATGAACCTAAAACAATTAGCACTAGCTGCTGCAGATTATTATGACGTTAGCTATGATAAGTTGAACTCGCCTTGTAGGCAGGCCGAATACACAAGGCCGCGACATATTTGCCATTGGGTCGCCGCAGAGAGATACACAAAGGCTGAAATTGCAAGATTCTGGAACATCGACAGGACTGCTGTTTATTATGGATGCAAGGTGGTTCAAGGACGAATTAACACCAGTAAACAGGAGAGAAAAGACATAAAGGCTTTTATTAGGCACGCGAGAAAATGGGCCTAAAAAGGGGTTAACACGTTTAACAGTTTGAAGTTGATAATTAACTTTTGAAAAACAGAAAGGAGGAGCAGCATGAACGAACTAATGGACTTAAGCTTTTATTGGATGAGCAGGGGCGACAGGTCGGTCATTTACCATTCACTCATGGAGGCCGCTAACCAAGGAAAAGGGGGGACGCCCTACGAGTACACCCTCCATATGCCGCCATTGAAAAAGGCCCACCAGTTTCTTTCTAGGGATGCGAAGCACCGCAAATGGAACGGATATGATTGGGAAAACGTATGAGGCCAACCTACGAAACAAAAGCTGACATTGAGGTGGAGAAGGTAGTTGCAAGCCAACTCAAAGGAGAGTTTGGGCTAGATTGCCGCAAGTTGCCCATAAGCTATCGCATAGATTGGGCGGTTTTTAAGGGCAAGAAGCTAGTGGGGTTTATGGAGTTAAAGGCGAGGAAGGTTGCAAAAAACAAGTACCCCACTTTGATTTTGTCTTTAAGTAAACTAATGGCAGGGTGCGAATTGGCAAGCAAAACTAACACAATCTTCTGGCTTGGGGTTAAGTGGTCGGACACTTTTGGTGTTTGCCGGATAACCTCGCCCTTTGGAAACATAGAGATGGGGGGGAGGACTGACCGGAATGACTCAGCAGACATTGAACCGGTGGCGCATTTGCCTATTGAGGATTTTAAGGAGTTGGTGAGATAACAAACAAAACAAAACAAAATGTACGAATATAAAGCAAAAGTGCACAGAATAATTGACGGAGACACGGTGGACGTTACCATCGACCTCGGATTCGAGATGACAACAAAACAGCGGATAAGGCTGTACGGCATCGACACACCCGAAACCCGGACACGGGACTTGAAGGAAAAGGCAAGGGGCAAGGCTGCCAAGGCTCGGCTTCTTGAATTATTGAATGAGTGCGACAGGCAGATAGTCGTAAGAACAACTAAAAGAGGCAAATATGGGCGAATCTTGGGGAAGCTACTTCACCCTGATACCCATGAAAACTTTAACCAAACCCTGCTAAAAGAGGGACACGCGAAAAGGATGGTATTTTAATGTAATGACACTTGAGATATTAGTCAAGCCAGCAAAGTTCCGGGACGCAATTAAGCGACTTGGTAAAAAGAAACCCGTTGCTAGGAAACTGAGCAGCAAACAATGGGCAGCTATGCCCACACAGATCAGGGAGAGGGCTTACTTCACGGCCAACGTGGAGAGCATGAAGTTTCTAAACCGCTCCAAAAAGATGATAAAAGACTATCTTGCAGGGGCAAGGGAGATGGTCACCACCCCTGATGGGCGCAGGGTTTCTGCCCTAAAAAAGACAGGCAGGGCTGACTTCGTTTATGAGATGCAGAAGCTGGCGAAGCAGACAGGCATGGGGAACATACTCCCGCCGGGGGAGGATATGAGCAGGGACATGATTGCCCGCACCAAGGATATTGCCAGCGAGACGAGGCTTAACCTGATATTCGATACCCAAACCCAGCAAGCTCAGTCATACGGCTATTACAAGCAAGGGCAAGACCCCGTCCTCCTTGACGCTTACCCCGCCCAAAGGTTCATCAGGGCAGAACAAAGGAAGGTTCCGCGCCCACTTCATAAGCAAAACCGAAACGAGGTAAGGCGTAAGGATGACATGGAGTTTTGGCTGAAGATGAATGACCAGAGCATCGGAGGCTTTGGGGTTCCTTTTGGCCCTTGGGGGTTTAACAGCGGCATGGATGTTGAGGATGTCAGGAGGGACAAGGCCATACAAATGGGGCTGATTGAGAAGAATGAGCAAGTGCTGCCACCAGAGGATACTTTCAACAAAGGGCTGAAAGCCTCGGCAGACGTGGAGCCTGAGTTCCTCAAGAAGTTTTTGGATAAGATGGGCATGGATGCCTACACAAACGGGGAGTTTGTTGAGATCATTGAGAAGATCAGCAATGCACCTGCCCCTGCTCCAGCTAAAAAGGTGGTTGTTCCGCAGGTTGAGCAGATGGTTATTAAGGGATTGCCTGAGCCGGAGAAGTTTCAGCTGCCAAAGCCACAGCAATCGCTTAAAGACCAGCAAATAATAAACCAAAACTATGCGATAAGAAAATACCTTACAGAAAAAAGGCTAGATGACACGGGAAGAAAGGAAATTAACCTCCAAAAGGTAAAAGCTAAAATAGACCTAGCCACCAAGAAGTGGGCAAAAAACTCAAACTCTTTTATTAGGGTGAAAAAGGGCGTGCTCAGGAAAATATTGGAAGACGGCAGGTTCAAGTCGCAACACGAAACCCAAACTAGCGGTGGGGCGTTAAAGCCAATCTATCGCCGGAAGGTGGAGGGCGAAATGTTTTCATACCCTGAAAACCTTAAACCAGAAAAAAGGCCAATCTATGGTTATGCAACTCAAAACAAGTTTGGGTTTTCTCAAGACAATGCGGGGAACATTAACAAGCACCCCGCCGTTGATATGTATGGGAAAATAAGAGTAAAACTGAAGGACAGAACAAGAAAAAGAACCACCGTAACTTTTGGGGATTCATTGGGGGCGTCATCTTATATACCGACTCCGCTAGAGGACCCAACCCACGAATCGCAGCCCATGTACTCAGTATATTCAGTAGCCAAGGCGATGACTGACCACCCCGGTGTGGGGTATGTAGAGCTACAGGTGCATGATGGGGTGAAATTGGATGACATAAGCAGGGTTTATTTTCCCGGTGGAATGGAGCCCTCAGAAGAAACAATAAAACTACTCAAAGAGAAAGGAATAAGATGGACAGTAGACTAGGAAGCGAATACCCGAAAATCATAGCCCAACAGGAGGGCGAGGCTTATTTAATTCAGACAGGAGAGGAAACAGCACAGGTGGTGGACTGGGATGACAAGGAGAGATACCCAGAAAGCAATCTGCAATCCATTTTGGCCCGTGGATATTGGGAGGACTTGACCCCGCCACACCCCACACTTGAGGAACTTTTGGCTATTAAAGAAGTGAAATAACATGAGTGAAATTGAAATACATTGTAAGCATTCCAAGCTTGAGGACATTGCGAGCTTGGTTCCGCACCCTCAAAACCCAAACAAACATCCAGATAAGCAGATTGCTTTGCTGGCCAAGATCATTCGCCATTCAGGTTGGCGCAGCCCAATAGTGGTGAGCAAACGCTCCGGGTTCATTGTGTCAGGGCATGGCAGATTAGAGGCTGCAAAGCTTCTCAACGTCCAAACCGTCCCGATTGATGTGCAGGATTTCAAAACTGAGGCAGAGGAGTTTGCCCACTTGGTAGCCGATAACCGCATAGCTGAGTTGTCAGGGCTTAGTGACGATAAGCTTACCGAGCTATTGTCAGGGTTGAGTGAGACTGACTTGGACATGGAACTAACCGGCTTTGATGGGGATGAACTTGCCAAGCTTTTAGAGATGAACCACGAAGAGGTGGAAGGGAGCGAGAAGTTCAGCGAAGCCATTGCGGAGTCAAACAATTACGTGGTGCTTGTGTTCAAGAACGACCTAGATTGGCTTTCCGCGCAATCACACTTCGACCTTGAGACGGTTACTGCCAAGCGCCAGAACGGCAAGCCGTGGTCAAAAGGCATCGGCAGGGTGGTCGATGGAGCCAGTTACCTCACAAAAATAACGAAATGAGCAAGCCCGTTATTATCTCACCATCCTACAAGAGGGCAAATGGGCTGAAGACCCACAAGCTCATTCCTAGCGTGATTTATTGCGTTGGTGAATCAGAAAAGGAGGAGTATGAGGGGCAAGGGGTAAACGTGGTGGCTTGTCCTGACAAGGTTAATGGGAATATTGCCAGAGCAAGGAACTGGATTCTTGATAACTATGCGAACCAGAAGCTTCTCATTGTTGACGATGACATTGCTAAGATTGGAAGGCACGAACCAGATGGAGACACTTACAAAGTTAATTGGCTCACACCTGATGATGTGGGCGACTTAATCCAACAGGGCTTTGACCTATGCAAAGGATTTGGGGCTAGGCTTTGGGGGTTGAACCCTGCAAGTGACAAAGGTGGATACAGGGAATACACGCCTTTTGGCTGCAATTCTTACGTTAGTGGCTCTTTCTCCGGGTTTATCGACCCCGTGCTGCGTTATGATGAAAACCTACCACTAAAGGAGGATTATGACATGACAATCCAGCAATGTAACGTCTATAGGCGAGTGCTGCGCCTCAATATGTTTCATATGGTGAAGAACGACCACGGGAACAAAGGAGGTTGTGCCAACTACCGAACCCTTGAGCGCGAAATGGAGCAGTATGAACTTCTGCTAGCCAAGTGGGGCAGCAAGATTGTCAGGAGAGATAACGGAAGCAAGTCTGATGGGAAGAAAAAGGCAAGCTATGACATCAACCCGATCATAAATGTGCCTATTGGGGGAGTGTAAACGAATAAACAAGAATCATTAACACCGCAAAAATGGAGAAGTTGCACCAAGGTTGCGAAAAAGTTTCTTACTCCGTGCCAGAGGTGGCTGAAATCTTTGGCATAACTAACTACAGGGTCAGGATGATGGTTAAACTTGGGCAGATAAAGGCCATCTTAGCAGGGAAGCAATTGCTCATTATGCACACAGAACTCGAAAGGATACTAAACAGAAATGGATAACATCCTTACAATGAAAAGCGGCAACAGGCATACCATTGGCCCCAATGAGCAATGGATTCCAAAGCCACAAAAAGAAGGAGGGAAACAAAAGGGGGTTTCTGCTGTAGGAATGGGGATTCATAAAAGGGATGGAGTCTATTGGTTCAATAACCGTAAAATCAAAGACCTAATTGCCTTCTGTCGCCGCGAAGGGTTGATTGTTGCACCTGATGTAAACGATTAAACTCGCACAAACCCCACTACTTTAATCTGTATTGCCCCAAATTAACTGTTGAACAGCCCCCCTGTTCACGCTGCATCCTTATTCCCCGATGGCTGGAGCAACGACAGGAACCCGCTTAACTTCACCAACACCCACCAGTAATGGCAAGCATCCCGGTGGGAGGCCCAAGATCGTTTTTGACCTAGACTTGGTTGAACGGCTTGGCGGTCTCAATGCTACCCTTGCAGAAATGGGGACTCTCCTTGGTTGTTCACATGATGTGATTCAACGCCAAATGAAGGGCGAGGACAGTCAGTTTCGCGTTGCCTTTGAAAAGGGAAAGGCCAAGTTGCAAACTTCTCTCAAGCGTAAGCTGGTTCAGCAAGCCCTTGATAACAACAACGTGGTCAGTCTTATCTTCGCTTTGAAGAACGTCTGCGGGTTTACAGACAGGGCCGAGGTTAACGTGGAGCATTCGGGACAGGTGACTACCGAGAAGCAACTCGTTGTCCAATGGAGAGAGATGCTTGGTGCTCCTAATCCCGAAAACAACTGAATGACTAAAGCGGAACGCGCAAAAGCATTGTTCAAGTTGATGCTGCCCTACCAGCAAAGGTGGGTGGCGGACTCTTCGCGTTTCAAGATATGGCTCAAGTCCCGGCAAATAGGGGGTTCACTTGGTTCAGCCTTTGAGGCTGTTGCCAGTTGCGTGGATAAGCCCAACACCGATTGGGTGGTGCTGTCAGCAGGCCAAAGGCAGTCCGAGGAATGGATGCTAAAGGGCAACAGGGTTGCAAGGGTTGTGTCTGATGCTCTGGATTTACCCAAGCCTGACTGTAGGACGAGTGAGGTGAGGTTCCCAAACGGATCAAGAATCCTTGCCCTCCCCGCCAACCCGGACACCGTGCGTGGTTATTCAGCCAACTTGGTGCTGGATGAGTTTGCATTCCACGAAAGGCCCGACCGTATCTACGAGGCAATTTACCCAGCAATCTCCAACCCCTTGAGGGGTGAGCTAAAGCTCCGCATCATCAGCACCCCAGCAGGACGTAACAGCAAGTTCTTTGAGATTTGGAACAAGTCGGAGGAGCTTAACTTCGTAAGGCATAAGACAACCATCCATTCAGCAATCGAAGAAGGGTTGCCAATGGATGTTGAGGCTTTGAAGATAGGGCTGGATGACCCCGAAGCTTGGGAGCAGGAATACGAATGCGAGTTTGTGGATGCCACCAATGTCCTGCTGCCTTACACCCTAATTGATGAATGCGTAAGTGATGAGGCAACCCTTGATTGTGAGGAGTCAAATGGGGGGGCTACTCGCTTTGTGGGCATAGACATTGGGCGTAAGCATGACCTAACTGTTTGCTGGACGCTTGAGAAGGTTGGCGATGTGATGTGGACAAGGGAGGTTTTGGTTCTCCGAAACACCCCATACCATTTGCAGGAGGAACTCCTTTCTGACCGTATCAACAAGGCGACCCATGCTGCCATTGATGCAACAGGCATTGGCAATGCGATAAGCGAGTCCTTGGCCAAGCGGTTTGCCTTTAAGCTGGAGGAATGCACGTTCACGCAAGGGCTGAAGGCAAAGATATTCCCCGGTTTACGCAGGGCATTCCAAGAGCGAGGCTTGAGGGTGCCAAGGGACAAAGCTATTCGGGAGGATTTGCATTCGGTCAATGAGTTGACCACGCCGGGAGGAAACAAACAATACAGAGCGGTAAGGCGTTCAGATGGTCACGCCGACAGATGCACAGCGTTGGCTTTGGCCAACTATGCCGCTTTGCTAAACCAAGGGTCTGGGACAATTGGTGACACCGACAACATCATGCTTGGCAGAGCTAGGCTCGCAGGATTAAGGCCCACATTGGTATGATTGCAGAATTAAGTAACCGCTTCGGGAAACTGTTTAGTGCCAAAAAAGGGCCGAACGGGTCATCTATCGGTAAACGGGTTATTGCGCCCAATAACCGTGACCGGATGGACAGCAATTCGCTGGGGAGCAAACAGTCCCCGGCTAATGTAATTGCGATACTTCGTGCTGCCCTTGGCGGGGATATTCGGCAGCAATACCAAGTGTATGAGTTGATGGAGGACTCATGGGCTAGGCTTGCAAAGAACCTTCACGAACTGAAAAGCGCAGCGGCAGGGGCAACCTACACCGTAATGCCTTTTACCGTGAGGGGTGAGCGCCCAACTGATTCAGCGCAGGAAAAGGCTGACTTCGTTCAATATGCAATTGACGAGTGGGTGGGCGATCCAGTTGCAGGGACAAATGGTTTCCGCAATGCCATTTATGATTTGTGCGACGGGGTGGGCAAAGGGTTCAGCGTGCAAGAAATACTTTGGGAGGTTAAGAAGGGTGGCATCTGCCCTAAATCAACTTACTTCTGCCATCCCCGCTATTATTCTTTCCCCTATGACAAGACCGACTTGATGCTCTCACCCCAAGGTGATGGCGTTTATGAGGAGTTCCCTGACAACAAGTTTATTGTTGGAATCTACAAGAACCGTTCGGGCAACTCGATGGGCTATGGCTTGTTAAGGCAGTTGGCTTACTGGTGGAGCGGTCAGAACTTCTGCCGTGATTGGTTGCTTAACTTTGCCCAAGTGTTCGGTCAGCCATTGAGGTGGGCGACCTATGACCCCGGTGCTGCTGCCAACATTAAGAACGACATTGCTGATATGCTGGAGAACATGGGTTCTGCTGCATGGGGAGCGTTCCCGGCAGGGACACAGGTGGAGTTCAAAGAGGCAGGGAAGTCAGGGCAGGATAACCCTCAAAGCTATTTCATCCAAGTTGCTGATAAGTTGTGCGACATCACGATCCTTGGCCAAACCCTTACAACTGATGTGGGGGATTCAGGAAGCAGGGCTTTAGGCGAGGTGCATGAGGATGTGCTTCGCTCTAGGTTGCAGGACGTATGCGATTGGGCTGCGGATGTGATGAATGAACAACTCGTTACTGCTTTATGCGAGTTGAATTACGGGGACAAGGATGAAATGCCAAAGCTTGTCCCTGACCTTGCTGGGCCGGGAGACCCCGTGCTTGAGGCTCAAAGGGATCAGATACTTTTAACAAGCGGAGTGGAGATGCCCCGCGAATGGTTCTACGACCGTCACGATGTGCCAATGCCCCAATCCGGGGAGGACATCATTTCGCCACCAGAGCCAGCAGCGATGCAACCCCCTATGTTCGCCAAGGAGGGAGTGGTGGAAGCCGCACAGAGGGCAGAGCCGGGGCCAAGGGACAAGCTGCTCAACAGCGTAATGGAAGACGTTACGGGAGTGAGTGAGGCATGGCTTGCTCC